GCGCAGGCGTTAGCAGGCGTGATGAGATGCCTACATCCGCCGCCGCAGCGGCTGTTGTAGATGGTTGGCTATCACTGGCTTCGACACCATCTTCATCGGAGCCTGCTTGAAAATTTTGAACAACAGGCCCTCCCTGGGGCAGTGAGCCAATGCCCCCTGGAGGTGGTTCTCCAGGCGGTGGTGGAGCGGCCCCCGGAGGCATGCCTGGACCGGCAGGCCCAGCCATTGGCGGTGGCGGGGGAGGAGGACCGGCAGGCCCAGCCATTGGCGGGGGTGCAGCTCCAGGGGCCATGGGCATTGGGCCAGCCATCGGTTGCTGACCAGCAAGCACGGGTTGCAAAAGCGCAAGCACTTCAGGAGGCGTTTGCTGGGCAGCGTTATAGCCGACCATATCGGCAAGTTCTTCGAACCGAGCGTCTACCGAGCGCATGTCGCCACGCAAGTTATTCATCAGGATCTCAGGCGAGTCAGGCCGACGGTCCATGAGCTTGGCCATGTCGGACTCGTCATCGTCTTCGCCCATGTCGTCGTCTTCGCCCATCAAGATGGACATGATTCCGACCTCATCAGGGTCCATCTTGCCGCCCTTAAACATGGGCCGATCCAGCACTTTTGACTTCATCATGATTCCTTTATATGAGCCCTGTTTTCTTTGCCGCTGCTCCCGCTGACAACGCTGCAATGCCTAATCCTGCTGCGGTTTGGAACGGACTTGCCGAGGGCTGACTTGTCCCAATCAACGAACTTTGCGTGCTCGGCGCACCTCGGTAAATATCCGAGACAAACGCAAGTTGCTGGAAGGGGGCCATGACATCCTGCATTTGAGTAGCTCTAATCGCATCAGTCTGAGCCTGCTCATTGGCCTGTTCCATAGCCCCAATGCTCATCATCGTGCTCACATCAGCCTGACCTAACTGCGTCGCTGCTTGGCCTAGTGCGGCTTGATTCACGCCTAACTGCCCAATGCCCTGGCCCATCTGACCTAGCGTACCAGCACGCTGCAAGTCAATGCCAGCACGCTGCGCGGCCAATCCACCAAGGCTTTGACCAAGTGAGCCATAAAGGTTTGCTCCCTGAGCCTGAATACCGGCCTGAGCCTGTGCCAACTGAGCGGGTAACAGGCCAGACTGCGCCTGTTGGGCTGCCAATGAACCATAAAGCTGCGCGCCCGTCTGACCTAATTGAGCTTGTTGCAAGGCTTGTTGACCATAAAGACCCCCTAACCCTTGGTATGCGCCCGCTTGTTGTAGACTCATGCCTTGCTGTGCTTGCTGCAACTGCGCCAATTGCATAGCAGTGTTTGCATCGTATCCTGCTTGTTGGAATTGTTGCGCTGCGGCTTGCAACCCTAGTTGCGCTTGCGTACTTGCCGTACCCAATCTAGCCTGACCAAGCGCCTGATTTGCTGCGGTTCTTGCCTGCTGTTCAAGGTTATATTGCTGTTGCGCTTGTTGGAAAGCTTGTTGAGATCCCATTGCTTGGATCTGGGCTAAACGATCTTGCAACCCACGCTGTGCTTCGGCTTCAGCCACAGCCTCCCGAGTCCCCCCAAAAGCGCCTGCTCGGACAGCCTGCGCAGCACGACCTTGACGAGCAATTTCGTCTTCTCGTTTAGCCGCTTTTTGTTGAACGTCAACAACCTGCTGCATGTAAGGCGTTTCATACCTACTAGCAACGCCCGTATCGGTAAAACTTCCGGGCAGTGCTGTTTCGAAGGCTGAAAGACCTGTTGTAAACCCACCTTGTTGAGTAGCGCCTCTTGCCGCCTCTGTCGCCTGCCTTGCGGTTTCCATACCTCCAGTCAAATAGCCTTTTTCACCGGCAAATCCCGTAGGCCCCGCGCCTTGTATAGCTGTTCCCGCTCTCGATAAATAGTCGTTAGACGTGCCTAATCCCGCCTGCATATAAGGCGAAACCATATTACGTGCGGATTGCAAGGCACCTATACCTGAGGTTATGTCCCCCAGTCCAGTTCCTGCGGTGGTGGCATATCCTCCTATGAGATCCGCCGCACTAAGCCCTTTACCTAAGGCTGTTTGAGCAGATTGAAACTCAGGGGCGACATTAATGCCCGCAGCAAGATTTGCTCCTTGCTGCGCTAAGGCCTCACCTTGGGTAAGGGAACGCGATCCAGCCTCCAAATAAGGCTCATAAGCACCAATGCCCTGACGAGCTAGATCCGCAGCTTGGATCTGCCCTGTTGAAGGTCCTTCAACCTCATAGGCAGGCAGATCCAAAGGCAGGTTGTAAAGCTGTCGAGCCTCTTCAATGAGGCCCATCCGATAGGCGGCAACCCTTGGATCTTCAGCGGCATACGCAATCTGATAAGAGGTGTTTGCATCTCCTGGTAGTCCTGGAAGTACGCTGGAAATCGCCTGAGGTACAGCAGCCAATCCCGTTGGGTTTGTTGACGTGGTCATAACTTACACCTTACGTTCTTCAAGCATTTTCATCATGGCATAAAGGCGTTTTGCACCCTTTCGCCGTGAGCCATTGCCCAGGTTGCGAACTGACTTAGCCGTAAAGACAAATTCTCCATCAGATAGCAATGCCGGAATAGAGTCCGAGGTCCCTGTGCCAGGGCCCTTGATGTGGCCTTGCTTGCGTGGATAGGTCGTGCCTCCCATCTCAAGAGCCATGATGCCCCCATCTGCCGCAGTCACAGGCATACGGGGCCTGTTTGAGTATCCACGTGACCCGTAGATGCCACCAAACTGCAAGGGCCTTGCATATTTCGGATCCATCATGTCGGGCATCTGTGGGACAGCGGCAGGTTGTTGCTTAAAGCCGCCCAATGCTGCCATTCCAACAACTCCTGCGGCGGCGAGAGGACCGTAGGTTGAGAGCATGCTTGGTGTAGCTAGTTCTACCGCTTTTCTCCCAACCAAGTCGTTAAAAAGGCGTGCCTCTGTAGTGCCTGGAGCAGCACTAGCTAAGTCAGGTCGGGCAGCACGGATAATTGATTCCGCTTTAGGCCTCTGCGCGCTAATGGCCTCCTCTGTCACTTGTCCACGCGTTGTGGGGTTTAAATACTCATCATATAGCCCTTTAGCCTTGTCAAAAAGAGAAGAAGCGCCTTCTTCAATTTTGGCCATGCTTTCAGGCAGGAAAGAAGAGCCCGATTGTGGTGGTGGTGGTGCGGCACCGTATCGTGCTGTAGGAGAGACATATCCTGAGTCTCTAGGACCAGCGACCATCTCCGCTCCCGATACTTGGTTGACGTCCCCCAGTAAAGGCCCAGTTTTCGGTGGAGAAGATAGTTGAGGCATAAATCTGTCTGTGCCATCAGGGAAAACCCGTTCCATCCCTGACACTTGATTTATGTCACCTAAAGGTGCTTGCCGTATAGACCTGACGGCAGGAGCTACTTTAGGAACAGGTGCCACACCCCCAGCATCTACCGGAGCGCCTGAAACATAATCAAATCCAGCAGGCTGCGCTCCGGAAACAGCACGTACACCATCAACACTTGTCCCAGGAGGAACATTACTTAATTGAACAGGGAATGTTTGCGCACCTATTTCAGGAAGGGCGTCTGTACCGGCAGATCCCATGACCGTCGAAAGTCCAGGAAGTGTCGGTGATGCTGCTGTATTAGCTACTAGGGTTCCTATTCCACCAGCGGCCCCATCAGTAACAGCATTAACAGCACTAGTGGCAGTCTCACCCGCTATGCTAGGAGCAGCACCAGCGGCAACATTCTGACCCGCTTGACTAGTTAGGTTGTCCATCGGCGCTGGGGATTGGGTAGCTCCGGGGTGACCAAAAACCTCGCCAGCAACCCCGGCCAACACTGCACCTGTGGCACCTGATTTAAGAACATCGCGAAGGTTTTCGCCTCGGAGGGCGGCTGCCGTAGCGCTTCCTGTAAAGGCAGTAACTGCGGTGCCTGCTAGTGTTCCTGCTTGAACGCCAACAAGCTGCATAGCAGCAGGACCAAGAAAAAAGCCCAACGCAATAGGAAGAATGATCCTTCCAACAGTGCTCTGCGCAAACTTCTTAACGGCTCTTCCAACCGACCTAAAACCCCTAGCAATCGCATTTCCCGCGCTCTTAAAGGCGTCCTTGATATCTTTTAGCGGATTCCAAAACTCTGGTAAACCTGTTACAGGATTGATCGTGCCACTACCACCACGGGCCTTGAGCAATGCAGCTTCTTCCGGGGTGATGTGGGCAAGCATGGTATCGCCATAACGACCATACTGTGCAAGATCCGCGATGCCACCACCGGCCATGCCCATAGGGGACGGTTCTTGCACGACAAGATAGTCAACCGCCATGTTCAACGCAGCAAAGAACATCGGGTCAAACTGCGGCGGCAGGATGTCCTCCGGGACCCCTTGCGATAAATACTTGCGACGGATCCTGGGGTAATCCTGGGGCGTAGCCAAAATCTCATCCACCATACCGTTCAATAGCTCAAGCCCCTCCATGGGCATCTCAATACTACTGAGAGTATCGATAAACTCTTGAACAACCTGCGGATCAACCTGTGAACCAGCGCCCAACAGCTCGTCACTAAACTGTCGAGGAGGGATATCCTGACGCATCGCCTGGAAAAGTTCTTCTTCCTGCGGGCCAGCGGTTGGTTGAGGTGCAGCGCCGCCTTGCGGTAGCGTCATAATGCCTTGCATTTCTTCCATGTCAGTACCTTTCCAGTTGAGCCATGGTCCATGGACCGCGCGCCGGGAAAGGACGCGAAAGATGGCCTAAATTATGCGCGATCATGCTAGTTCCTGTCCATCTCTAAGTAGGACAGGTAGAAGTGACAGTCTGAAAGTAACGATTCAACAGCAAGCTCATCGCCTTCCAGTAACACGCAGGGCACACCATTGAACACATCAAAGGTTGTGTTGGGCGGCAGGGGATAAGACTTCAACAAAAAATGCTCAGTTGCACTGCCTGCGTCGTACTGAGAAATCGTAATCGTGGTGCGTGTAGCGTTAGCATTGGTCACCCGTAACGAGCGTAAGATGGCCGTGTTGGCCGTCGGCACCACATAAAACTCAGTCTCTGTAGCTGCGGACGGGATGACGTTCTTGCGAAGATATTTATTGGCCATGGCTACACCAAAGAAGATACATATGACATCGTGACGATGGCAGAAGGCGTTGCGGGACGCGTCGGAGAGGCTGCGGTGGGCAGTTGCTCAATGGAGATCTTGACATCATCCGTATGCCACATAATTTCAACAAAGTCTCCTGGATCCATGTCCAAGAAGAAGTTAAGCGCGGCAATCAAATGACCATCTACGCCGCCGTGGCTATTAGGAATAGAAAAGCGACTGTTACTGTTAGCAATGTCGGTGCCGTTTTTCCTAAACCACACATCTGTGTCGTGGATTTGCGTATCAGTATTGACAAATTGAAAGCTGAATTGCAGGTTGTAAAGACCTGCATAATCCACCGTGACCTTCGACGGTAGATCCCCTGTAATCGTGGTGCTTGCTACTTCTTGAGACGTGTTCACTGTGTAAGTGCCCGTGCCCCCGCTTCCTGTACCGTAGGCCGTGATCCGTGTTCCAGCGGTCACGCCCGTGCCTGTTAGCTGCATGCCAAGCTCAATGGTTCCTGAAGTGACTGCTGTTACGTTAAGCACGGTCCCCGCGCCAGGGGGCGTTCCATCATTAATAGTGCCTGTAAAGACTGCTGTGCGCGATCCAATGTAAACGCCGTTGGTGTAGTCCGTCGTATTGAGCCTGACTGCATAAGCAGACGTCGTGGACCCAGCTACTTGGTCTGTGCCATCCTGAAAGGCACCATAAGGTAGCAGTACACCTTGTGAACCTGATTGCCCTGCTCGTCCAGGACTTCCGTTAAACCAAGACTGTGCCCCCGAGATGTTCTGGTCAAAAACAGAACCGTATGTGCTATTAAGTTGCAGCACGATCTGTTCAAGCGATCGCACAAGCTGGTTGAACTGCTCCGCACTATATTGCGACGAAGCGTTCGGAAGCCTGACGTTAAAAATCTTACTCATCGCAACCCATCAGGCTGGATGTCAACCCGCATGGTGCCATAGCGCCAGTTGTCATCCACCTCGTCGCTTTCAATCCGCAAACTAATCTGTCTGCCACGTGCTCGCGTATCCACCTTGTTGGTCGTGGGTGTGATGACGTAGGGGTCCAAGGAGCTTGGGTTAGCGGTCTCTTGCGGGTAGTACCGCAACAACAAATGCACGGTCAAATCGCCAATCTGATTCTTAAAATCGGGGATAAACCGTTTCATGTACATGACTTGGTCACCATCACCAATGTCAAAGTAACCTGATTTAATATATGACGTAAGCGCTACCTGACCATTGGCATCAACCCCATTCACCCCGACCTCTTGCAAATAAACAGTGCCACGGCCTGCGGTCAGTCCATAAATTGTTCCATCTACGGGCGTTTGCGTGCCATCAGGCAAGTATTCTGTAGCAACAGGATAATTATAAGTTCCAATGTCGTTCCATGAAGTCCTAGGCATGCTGCCAATAGACCACACATTTTCAAGATAGTTGTAAGTCACAAAACGATCCGGGAACTCTGCGCCTTCTGAACAGTACCACCATGTGACCTCATTGAATTGTGAATTCACGCCTGCATGAAACTTATTGGCCTGCCGAAATTCAATGTCTTTAAATACGTAATCTTGCACCGTGCAGGGAAGCTTCTTGACCGTGCCATCAAAGGCATAAAAAGCGTTGATCCCCATCCAATAAGCAATGCCGTTTACATCAACAGCGGTATGAGGTCCCGCGCAGTCACAATTTGCACCTAACTGTTGGAAACCAAAAGTATAGGGAGGGCCCACATATTGCATGCCATGCATTGCCCCGTTAGTAAAAATTAAAATCTGACCACGCGAACGAATGGCACTAATAATAAAAGTACCATCAGTCAATCGTTGCCCACCAGCTGTATTAGTAGCGGATTCCGAAAAATTATTAATGTCTTCCTGGTTAGAGAACCGAACAAACATGGGGTCTTGCGTCGAAGGCGTTCCAACAGTCGCCTCCGTACCAAAACACACTAAATGCCTATCCGGGGTAGATACTAGAGCAAAGTTACTCTTGGTGGGCGCGCCATTTATGGCCGTTGCTCGCGTAGCGGTTAGGCTGGTGTCATAAAGATAAATAGCCCCCTGCACAAGCTGGCAAATCACATCCTCACCAAAGTTATCGAATTGCCATACCCGAGACGTAAGTGTTAAAGCTGCCGAAGCAGGACGTGGTGTGCCAAAAGATGACGCGCCCCATAGACCGACACCCCAGCCCAGATCCTGGAAGGAATCTTCCTGGCCCACATTGATTTGATACGCTCCAACCACTGCCCCGCCACCGTTGCCTGAATCACTACTATTAGCGGTGACTCCAACCTGGATCGTGTAGGTGTTAACAGTGGGCACTGTCAGAATTTCAAATTGGGCATTGAGATAAGGGGCCGTTACATTCCCACCAAGGCTCACGGCTCCACTGAAGGTCACAAAATCCCCGACGATTGCTCCATGCGCTGTGTCCGTGACGGTGACAATATCGCTCCCATCAGTTGCGGCAAACGTCACATCCCCTGCGGCTGTTGTCGTTCGCAGTGGTGTAATGTCGTACCAACTACCGCCGTAAAACGTGTAGAGTTTGCGCGTCGTACCAACGATAAGATGCGGAAGCCCTTGGAGATCGTTCCAGGTAAATATATCGCTAGGAAGACCTATCAAGTACTCAGATGTGGCATTAAACCATGTCCATCCACCTAGTTTTTCAGGCAATCCATAGCGAAAACGGATGTAATCGCCGTCGATCCAGCCGCCTTCAGCGCCGTATTCCGTGTTTTGTTTATCGATTCCAGGATTTAAAAACAGTCGAAGTAATGGCATTACTTGATTGGACCCCCGACCAGCCATGCGTCGCAAGTTCTAGCTCCGGCGCACTTGAAATGAAAGAGTTCACAATAGCCCAAGTTAGATCGTTTAACGACATTTTTCTCAAGCTCCATGCCCGTTTCATGGGCGTCTTCGGCGTGAATGCCTTTTTCAATGCAGGCCAGCATCGCTGGGGTCTGGATAAACGCAGCGCAGTTACCGCATCGCGCTGTTTGAGCTTCTTCAACAGGAATCCGCCACATTTTAGCCTTTTTTGCCCAAAAATCCTCAGAAGGTTCTTCCGGGTTTAAAGGGCCATAGCCGTACTCTTTGATGGCGTTGTTACGGTTTTTAAGGTTGACATGAATATCGACCGTGGCTACAGGACAAGCGGCCATACCGCCTTTGGCGTAGGATTGTTTGATTGCTTCGCCAATGGCTTTTTTCTGGACGGCCATGTTTCACCTCATTAAGGCAGCTTCGGCAGCGCGTCGGCGGGTGAGGCCCGGTAAAACTCGACCGGCAGCTTTATTCCAGAGCATACATTGGTCTGCTGCACCGTCCCAGTCCCCCGCATCAACGCGCTTCTTGAACGTAGAAACCCGATAGTTTCCTAGGCCACAATTGTAGACCCAGCTTGTCACTGCGGCAATGCGTCGGGGAGACGCCTTCGGAAACGTCGGAGATAGTTTGCAAAGTCCTACATAAAAGTAGGTGATGTGGTGGTCTAAGGCGTCTTCACACTGCTGCATGGTCCAGACAGTGCCGGGGTTGATATCAGGGCCGGTGGCCCCCCAGCCAATGGTCCAAGGATGTCCCCGAGTGCCGGGGTCAGGGTAAGCAGTTACGGTTCCGTCAGGCAGAAATTTAGCCAAACCCTCAAAGGGTTTAATCAGCACATTTTTAGCTAGCTTTTTAGCCTCATCGTTCATTTCTGGTATTTTTCTATTGCGAGCTGCTTGCGTTTTTGCCACCAGATTTTTATGGACTCAGATTGTTTTTTCACTGATTTTTCAGATCGTTTTTTTCCAAGCCAGTGGCGTGATGACCTTCCCTTTCTTGCTTTGTCTTGCATGTTGTCCGCATCAGTTCCAAGGAAAAGATGCTCTGGATTCACGCACTTGCGGTTGTCACACTTGTGCAGAACTAATAACCCAGAAGGTATTGATCCGTTAGTAAGTTCCCATGACATGCGATGTGCATTTACAGGGGTTTTTGAGTCAAGTGCAAATTGCCCATACCCTGTCTGCGTAAATACAGACCACTGCCATTCCCAGCACCCGCTTTCTACGCGGCTTACTTTAGACCAAAACCGACAAGCGATTGAACACTGCTTTTCCCTGCCGCCATTTTTACGTTCAAACAGTCTGCCGCAATGACTACAGTTTATTGGAATTTTTTTGCTCACGATTTTCTGTACTTTTCTAGAGGTCTACCAACAAAAAAGAATGAGATACACATGGTAAATATACCAAAATCATCTTCATCCCAAACCTGAGTTACAACCTCTGTCCAGTTTGCGCCAGTTTGAAACGCCATAACAAGCGCAGCCGCCTTGACCGTCGCGTACATGAAAAATAATGCCCAAGTGATGCCGGGACGTACAAGAGCAGATATTCCAGCCACAAACCAACCCGCAGATTTAGCCGTTTCAGCCTGCTCTTTAAACGCCTCTTTGATGGTGTCCAGTTGCTGTATCGAGTAGTCAACATACTTCTCCTCCACTCGAAATTCACCACGCATTTTCTCCAAGTCCGTCTGGAGCTGGAACATATTTAACTCGTGAGCGCGTTCGTTCTTCTTATCTAGGAACTTCAAGATCTCAGGGGCGAGCCTGAATAAGCCACCAAAGATGGAGCCTAATAATCCGCCACTGAGAAGATCAAACATAATTATTCTGGTGCACTAGGCCATTGAATATCCCAAGGGAATCCCGCTTGGTCAGGAATGTCTCGGAGAGCTTGTCGGTAATTAGCCCATGCTATTTTCTTAGCATTGTCAAAGGGCGTATCGTCAAGCTGTGTCCAATCAGAGCCTTTAAGCAATTGATTGCGCTGGCTGCGGACAGATTCGGCTTGGGCTGCGTCTTTCTGGGCTTTGTATGCGGCTTCTTGCTCGGCAGCGGTTGCGTCTTCGTTATCTGTGAAGATTGGACCAAGGACGTATTTGGTGTACCACTTACCCTCGATTTGTTCCACGCCTTGACGCATGGAGAATTGATAATGGTCTTCTGGCGTGGCTTGTGGGCCTTCAAACACTACGTCAGCACCCAACGCTTCAAGCACCTCGTCAGTTGTGCGATCCCATGACGGACCGTTGTTGTCTTTAGCCCAGCGCCGGAGTTCATCTTCCAGCATTACTTGGCCTGTGGATCTAAGTCTGATTTCCATAATTTCCTCTACGCTATAGCCAAGAAGATGTAGGTGCCGCCGTTGGCGTTGATGCCTGCTGGGGCTGCTGCGGTGACTTGGAACCCAACGCTTGTGGTGTCAACGTAATTGGTGCCGGTGACTTGCGCAGCGACTGAGTTTAAGAAAAGATACGGGTCGCTGCTGCTTGAGATGCCCCGTGCGCTGTCATACACATACCAATCGCCTGTGCTGTCGGTGCGCTTGATCAACACAAACCTTGCGCCACCCGTGAAACCGCAGTTGACGGTCTGGAGTGCGCCTGTGCCTGTGTAGCTGCCGACTTTGGATACGCCAGGGCAGGTGGCAAACAGATACAGGACTTGCGTTTGCCCGGACTGATTGATGCCCGAAATTGTTTGCAATCCAAGCGTGGTTGCTGATCTAGAAGAAATCCCAAAACCAGATGTGTAATCTGCGTTTTGAGCCGCATTTGTAAGCGACAAATACAGACGCTTGTATGCAGAAACACTAAAGTCAGTAAATACAGGCCAATCGCTACTTACGCTTCTTGTTTTGCCAATTATCAATTCGGGCGCAACGCCAAGATTGTGATTGATCGTGGTATTGCTCCCCGTCCCCGTATAGCACACCTCATCAAAGAAGCTGGGGGCACGGCGGAAGTAATGCTGCGAATAGATTTCCCCAGAGTTGAAGTTGAAGCCAGCCAGCGTGCTGTCAGTACCAAGCGTGACGCCAAGCTGGTCGAATGACAGCACCGTGTTTGACGCAACGCTCGGGCCGTATTCTGCACCACTGGAGTTGCTGTACAAGTTCGTGTTTGGCCCACGCAGCCTGTCAGCCCAGTAGAAATATCGACTGTTTGCCGTTACGTAGTCCTTCGACAGCATCAAGTCTGGCGGGAAGCCAGCAGATGTAATTGAGACTTGCGTACCGGTTCCCGTGCGTGCTGTTGGCGTGTACACACTCGTCCCACTCGTCGGCACTTTCATCGG